TAACTCTTTTCATATAAGCTTTAAATTTTTCTTCTGAATCTGCTTTATAAAAAGGTCCAATACTATTGTTATAGCAACCGTATTGGTTTTCTAGGATTTTTTGATTTATTCTTAGTTTAGCCAATTCGTCATATTTGAAAACTACCTTTTTGAAAACTTCTTTAGAAATTTCATTGGCATAAACAAATTCAGTAGACTCTGGAAGTAATGTTTTTTCCATAGCTCTAAAAATAGAATCAGTAACTGAAATATCTTCGTCAGTATGCTCAGGTAGTGCAGTTTTTAGAGAACCTTCATCAGTTTCTTCATCATCTAATTCTTCGTCTCCAGGGTTTGAATTGCCTTGAGTGTTTTCTTCTTTTTTGTTTTCTTCTTCATCTTCGTAGTCATCGTGACCCATGTTTTGTGTTGGGTCTTCGTTTTCGGATTCTTCTTCGTCAAAATCATCTTCAGCTGTTTCTGGTTTTTGAATTAATTCCTCTTGGTTTTCTTGAGTCCAAGCTAGGATTTCTCTAACAACATCGAGTACTTCTGAAAACTCTTCTGTCTGCATAGATTTATTATAAAACGATAATTCTACATCTGACATTGGTACATCAAGAAGATTACCAATTTTAGCTTTTAGATTAATTTTATCAATGAGTTTTACTTTGTCCCAATCGATAGAATCGACATCGCCAAAAAATTCGTCAGCTACTAGTTTTTTATAGCCTCTTGACATTGGTCCGATAAGACCAGGATAATCTCTTTTAATTTTCTTTTCAATTCTGCAATCTTCAACTACATTAATATATGACCTAGGGCATCCTTCCAATTTCTCTGGACTATCGTGCCATCCCTCAAAAGGAGTATATAGTGCATGGCCAACTTCGTGACCAATAAGAAGGTCTTTGACATCTTTACCCATATCTTTCCAATCTGGAAGACCTAGAGTTCTGTTTTTGATGTCAAACCAAGCAGTAGAATATGCACCGGTTTGAACGATAACGTCTTCTTTTGCTAGTAGTTTTGCGATTGTGGTATTCATATAATCACTCCTTTATTTGAATATATGTATATTGTACCATAGCTTGAGCCATTTGTACAGTGTTTTCTGCAAATAATTGCATGTTTTTTTAGCCTGGTGCCCACACCCGGACTCGAACCGGGACGCCATAAGCGAGGGATTTTAAGTCCCTTGTGTCTACCAATTCCACCATGTGGGCCTATCAGGCTAAATATTGGCCTGCCCTGGAGGATTCGAACCTCCGACCTACGGTTTAGAAGACCGTTGCTCTATCCAGCTGAGCTAAGGGCAGATAATTAATTCTGTACCATTATACCATAGTAAAGTATGTTTGTACAGAAAAAAATGCGTTTATATTATAAAGGTATTACATTTATATGTACATAAAAGTGCAACTTTTGTACACTTATATCTACATAAAAGTGCGATTACCTTATTTTAGAGAAATTTCTATCTTTAAAGAATTCAATCTTAGACCTAAATTTATTCTCTAAGACATCTCCTTTATGAGAGATGATGAATACATTAGAACCATCTTCTAGCGTATCCAAGATTTTGGTTAGGTTATCGATTCCATCCATATCTAAACTTGAGTCAAATGTTTCGTCCAATACTAATAGATTAGTCGATGCACTATTTTTCATTTTAGCTATTTGTCTCCAAGTAAAGAGTAATGCCAAATCAATTCTTTGTTTCTCTCCTTCAGAAAATGATGCATAATTAAATGTATCTCTATGACGCGACCTAATAGTTTCGTCAAAATTTTCATCGAGATGGAATGCAACAAAGAAATCTAATACTTGTAAATATTGATTGATTAACCTATTCATGACTGGCAGATATTGTTTGATAACTTTAGTTTTAATACCTGTATCTTTTAACATCTCACCAATAGCTTCGTTATAAGTTCTTTCCTCAACGTACTCTAGTTTCTTTTCGGTAGTAGATTCTTTACTCTTTCTAAGAGTCGATAAATCCTTCTTTGCCGTCTTGCTGTCTCCTGACGTTTTAAGGAGCGTATCGATTTCCTTTTGGGTTTTGCCAATTTCCTTTTGTAAGAGTGCAACCTTGTCATTATTTGAATTTATCCTTGATTGTTTTTGCCTTAATTGATTAAGGTTGTTCATAATTTCTTGACCTTCTTTTTCTAAAGTATTTACTTCTTTTTCTAAAGAGTTTTTATGTTCTTGAACATCCTTTGCCTTTTCCTTAAGTACATCTAATTTTTTTACTTTAATAGTTGCGTCTATATCCTGCTCACATGTAGGACAAATATCGTTATCCTCAAAGAATCTGGCTTCTTCAACTAGATTTTTAATTTTATTATTAAAGTCTTTATTATAAGCTTTCATGTCTGACATTTTATCGCCGAAATACTTATAGTTCTTTTCTTCACCCTGAATCATTGTCTGTAGGTTTTTACCTAGATTTTTAGATTCTTCAAAAACTTCTGCTATTTCTTCTTTATAAACATTAATTGCATCACGCTTTATATCAACTTGTTCTTCGTTTAGACTTTCTAAATCTTTAATATATTTTGATTGTGCTTCAATTTTTGTTTTATATAAATCAATGTTATGATTAATGTCGACCAATTCTTCACGAATCTTTGAGTTTCTCTCTTTTAACAACTGATTCATTTTAGAAAAAATACCGATATCTAATAAATCTTCAATTACAGCTCTTCTTGACCAAGCAGGTAATTGCATAAATGGAATGAATGAACTACTTCCTAGTACAACTACTTGATGAAATGATTTATGGTTGAGTTTTAAAATATTTGTTTCTAAAAACTTCTGATAATCTCTAACATTAGATGCTTGATTAATCATATTACTATTTTGCCAAATCTCAAATTTAGTTGGTTTGATTCCTCTTACGATTTTAAAATCAGAATCGCCAATAGTAAATTCGACTTCGACAACAGTACCTTTACGATTAATTGAATTCATCAATTGTTTCTTATTGATATCTCTGTGTGGTTTACCAAATAATCCAAATGATAATGCATCTAGTAATGTTGATTTACCTGCACCATTTTGACCTACAATAAGTGTAGTCGGTGATTTGTTTAATGATATAGTAATAGGGTCGTTTCCTGTTGAAAGAAAATTCTTCCAGGAAACAGATTTAAAATGTATCATACTACTTCCAAGTTTTGAGCTTCAGTATAAAGCTTTCTCAATTCGACTTTTAAATGGTCTTTATCTAAATCTGTATCTACAGCATCGACATAAGAATCAAGCAGTTCGGTAGTATCTTCTAGTGAAACTTTGTCGTCTTCCACGCTATCACCTAGATACTCTTCAAATGATTCTGCAATCTTTAATTCATATGTTTCAATACTTTGTAATTTGTCGACAAATTTATCGAACATATACAAGTCGTTTTTATTAATAACAATCAGCTTAATAAATTTCCTTTCAAACTGACTCATGTCGATATCATCATAATTTACTTTTGTATCATCATAAATTACTTTTTTGAACATCGTAATTGGATTTCTTACTGGTGTAATTTCTCTTGTTTCTGTATCTAATACATGGAAATATTTTGGGTCATCTACATCAGCCCAAGTAAATTCCATTTGAGAACCAAGATATGTGACATTATCTCTGGACGATTTGGTATGAAAATGTCCGGATAGAACCATTTCAAATCTTTCAAATACATCAGCACTCATTCCGTGTGGGTTTGGTACTCCAGGTAATAAATCAAATCCTTTTAACTCTAAATGTGCACCAAGAATAGATGCTTTACAATTCATAGCCCATTTAGTGTATTCTTGGTAATTACTATTATTAATCCATGGAATTACAGCAACTTTACATCCTGCATAATCCAGGACTTTTGGTTTCATAATAATGTTGACATTTGAAGTAAAATATCCGAGCAACTCTTTGAGTGAGCACAACTCGTTAGTATTTTTAAAATAAACATCGTGATTACCAGGAATGATATCCATAGTAATACCAGCATCCCGCATAGGCTCAAGAAAATGTTTGCGATTTTGATTAAGAGCTTTAAAATTGACGAATTTTCTGTGTTCATAATAATCTCCTAAATGCAAAATATTCTTAATGTTATGCTCTTTTAGATAAGGGAAAAAGACTTCTTCATAGAATCGTTCTTGATATCTTAGAAAAATGTCACTTGAATTTCTTACACCACAATGGGTGTCGTTTAATATAGCTACTTTCATTATTTCATGAATAGCTCAAGCTTTTGCTGAGCCTTTTCTTTTTTAGCAAATTTCTTAACTTTGTCATCGTTTGTTCTAACTCTTGCAATTCTAGATTTTAGAGTATCGACATACGCCATAGTTTCGGCTGCCATTTCGTTATCCATACCAGCAGTTACAAATTCTTCAATTCCCATTCTTTCAATAAATCTAAATTTAATATCTTGTTGCTTCTTCTCTTTAGTGATTCTTCTGATAAAAGCAAAATAGCAAATTTGAGTAAAGTATGAGAATGCGTTTGGTTTACCAGTTCTCGTAGCTGTTTCAAGGTTATAGTTTCCGATTGCTCTTAGGCAATTTTCTACTGCATCCATAACCATTTCTTCACGATAAGTATACCTCACGAAGTTCGGTCTATGGGATAATCCTTCTGCAATTTTAATAAAACATTTAGCAATATAATCAGTAACTTTAGGAATATCTTTTCCTTTACTTTCTGCTAAATTCTTTTCAGTAACATAATCCATTACTGCTTGAGAGAACTCTCTGTTATTTACATAGTGTGGTTTTTCTTTTGGTTTTAAAGCCATAGTTGGGTTTCCTCCATAATGTGTATATTATACCATAAGATGAGCTGTTTGTACAGGCATTTTTATTGCATTTATTTGCAGAAAACACTGTACAAAACGTTGTTTATAGTATATAATAGTATTGTATACTGGGGCGGGGTAGATATAGCAATAGTCAATGAAGTATCTTTTTAGCCGGTGTAACGGGTTCATCTTCTTCATAATAATAGTCCTCATCTTCAGCCACCTGAGTAGCATATTCTTTCAATACGTCTTGATACTGTTGTAGCATTTCACTCTCACCAGCCAACAGTTCACCGGTGGGAGCTCTCATCTGAAGCACATAACCCAAATACTTTTGCTTTAAAGAATCATCGACCTTAACGCTACATAAGACTCTATTCTTTAAAAATTTAAATAATGTACTTGATGAAAATGGAAAGTATGGACTTAGATTATAGGTACCAATCATATTTGCCTTAACAGCACATGGTCTCTCTACTAACATATTGTCATCATTATTTCGACTAACAAGTGCGATAATTTCATCTCCGTTAATGAACTTAATGTGTCTGATATCCATTTTATCTTCCATATATCTATTTATATCTTTACTTCGTGTATCTCGTAATTAAATTTTTCTTTACTGTATATCTTAATTCTTTCGGCTGCATGGTTTAATGTATAATTCTTCTTTGATTTCCAATGCATATCATCAGCCAAATCATAAACTACAGTATTTCTTCCATCATTACTTTTTCTTAATCCTCGTCCTATCGATTGTAGGACTCTAATTTGGCTTTTAGTAGGGCTGGCAAAGATAATATTATGAAGATTACGAATATTAATACCAGTAGAAAAGGTACCCATGGAAGCAACAATAATGGCATTGGTCTGCGTCTCGGTAATCTCACGGATTGATTCTCTGGTATCGACATCTGTTTCTCCTGATACATAAAAAAGTTTCCTATCTTTATTTATCTTTTCTGATAGCATATCATGCAATGGCTTACCATGTTTATCTACAAACTGAAATAATATTAGTGTATTACCATTTTGGTCTAATGCTAGGTTAGAAATAAATTTATTCCTAGGTATGTATTTGACAATATAATCTACTTCTTCTTGGTATTTTCTTTTAGCCATTTCTTTACATATAGCATCTTCGTATTTCATTAATAATATTTTAATATCTAATTTGGCTAAATCTTTATTGTC